CGCCAGGCCGCCCGTGTGCTGCTGGTCGAACCCGATTAGCGCGATGTGCGTGTGACCCTTGTCCACGCAAAGCTGTAAAGCCTGGTGGCCTGAGTTCCCGCCATTACGCGCCCATCCCTTCGGGCTGTACTTTTTCGCGCGCGGATAGGTCATAGACCAGCGTTCGCCCTTGTACCAGTTTATGCGCGGCCCGTACTCGTCCCACCATTTTTTATCAGCGGCATAAAGCACATCAGCCCACGGCGCAAAGAACACGCCGCAATTAACCGCCGTGGTGTGCCACACATTGCCCCGCAGCAAGTCCAGATCAGCACGGCGCAAGGAGGGGCCGGTAGCGACAATCAGCGACCAGTTCATGACTGCGCCAGTTTGGCCGCCTTCTTTACGAATTCGTCCCAGCGCTCCACGGCCCCGCGCATGAATCCGTAACGGTATTCCATGGCCCTAGCGTAGTTTGCAGTCCAGCCCACATAAAGCGTTTCGCCTTTAATCGGACTCCAGCGAATCAGGGTGGCCGCCACACCGCCGCCCCGTGGCATTGACCCGATAGCTGCGCTAATGCTTCCGCGCAGGTTGTTTGTCACAACTGGCATGCGCCCGCCGTCACCCGCGCTTGAAGGCGGCCCAATGGCTGGCCCCGGCCTTTGCGCGTCTGCTACTACAAGCTCTACAGCTTTTTTTGCCGTGGCGTTGATGCGCTGCCTGTACTCTTTCGCGTAGCCCGTTACCTGATCTTCAAAATTCACGCAGCACGCTCCACAGCCACAAAGTCTATTTCATGCTCCACCACGCAGCGGCAGTTAATCACTTCGCTGGCTGGCCCGCTACCAGGTCGCATTAGCTGCACACCCGTCACCGGATTGGTAAATGGCTCGTCTATGCCTACCGCCTCGCCGCTCATCTCCAGATGACCAGGGCGCTCGTTCTGTGAGAAGCTGTGCCGCCAAATGCGCTTAACAGCGTCAGCAGGGGCCAGCCCCTCCTCTACCACTTGCCGCAAGGACTCGTCAGCGGCCTCATTCATCGCCGTAAGCGCCTCAGTCCTGCCGATGGTGTCCCCGCGCAGCTTTAGCAGTCGGTCAGCATAGCGCCCCGTAATGCGGTCTATGTCTGCCTGACTCAGCGGCTCGCCCGATTCGATGGCGCGGCGAACCATGCTGTCGAAACGTCTGTCCCTCAATTTGCGCTGAAAATAGGCACTGTCAAGATCGTTTAGCTGAATCCTTGCCTTTTGTGCAGCAGCAGCCTGCGGCCTGTTTAGCCCAATCACGCCACCCGTACGTCTTTGCGTACGTGGGTCAATCCTGCCCACTATGTCCAGCGCAATGGAGCGCGGGTTCCTGCCTGCTTCCATGCCGCTCGTCAGGATGGACTGTATAACGTCCCCCTGCTCGGTGCTGATGTATGTCACAAGCTCCGCAGAATACCTGCTGACCCACTCCAGCGCCCGCTGGTTCGTGATGTTGAACCCAGCACCGAATCGTGCCGGAACGTCAGCCGCCATTGTGAATTGGCCTGATTCAATATATGCGCGCCGCACCGCCTCGGTCACGCTGTCCCAACTGCTAACGCGCATCCCCGCCGCGCTCATAACCGCTGTGATGTCGTTAAGCTCTATCGCAGTGGTCAGCCGCCCGATGCTGGCCGCACCGACGATGGTGCGGATCGCTTCCAGAAAAGCATCGCGGATAGGCGGCTCCAGGGAGTCTAGAAACGCCTCAAGCTGTCGGCGCGTTGCTGCCATGCCTACGTCCTGAAAAGTGCGTGAGCGACCAGTTTTAGCGCCTGCTCCTCACTCAGCCCAGCAGCCCGCAGGTTGTCCAGCATGCCTTTAGCCAATTCTGCCTGCACGGGCAAAAGCCGCTTCACGCACTCAACAGCGGCGGCTAAATCGTCCTTCTCCGGCGTGGGCAGTTCGCTAACGCTCACTTATACATCCCCGTCATGCGGAAGGTGGCCCGCAGGTATTGCACTCGGTTAGGCGGGTCGCCCTCGTAATAGCTGAATCCGGTCTGCTCAACCTGATGGCCGATTACCTTGCCGTCCTTCGTGCAGAGGATGGCGTTCGTGCCATCGTTTACGACCACGCAATCCAGCGTTTCGCACCCGTCCAATTCTATCGTGTCAAGTTCATTTAGTTTCATTGTCATTTCCTACACTGCGCCTTCCAAAGCATTGTGACAGGGCCAGGCTTTAGCGGCTCCACCATGACCACCTGATAAACGTCACCCTCGACGCTGATGGTCTGCGCTAGCTGCACATCGGGATCGCCTGCGGTGCTGATAAGGAACATCAAGTCCTCGGCTTCTACCAGCGTTCCGGCCCTGTCCTGTATGTCGTAATTGATCTGCACCACCTTCACGGCGGTTTCTATCGTGCCATCCGGTTGCGGGTTCCACGGATCGGAACTCGTAGAAGGCACGGTCAAGGCGAGGGTGGCATCCTTGCCGAACCGCTCTATTAGTGGCTGCGCGGTATTGTCACGCAGCGCTGCGTAATCAAAGCTCATATTCTGCCGCTATGCGGAGCGCCTCTTCTTCTCGGACTTTTACGTCCGTCACCTTGAAGCCGTTAACGTGTACGCTGTACCAGCCGCTACCGTGTTCCTGAATATGCACGCCATCCTCTGGCGCTTCTTCTACCTGCTCAGGCTCGCCCATCGTGAGAAAGCCCAAGTGGATCCAATTTGAAACCACAGGATAGCGCTCAAGCCGCAGCACATCGTCTGGCGTGAGATCGACAGACTCGCCCGGCGCAAGCACCACGCCCTCAGACAAGGGAATGTGCCTGTCACGGTTGGAAGTGTTGACAAGTTTCATTATGCGCGCTCCAGAAAGCCCTGCCCGCCGCCCATGGTCAGGCATCTAATCAAATCCATCGCACCAGTCACCACGGGGCGCACGTTCTGCGCTGTGGCGGGTGCGCCGTTGTATTCCACTTCGATAACGTCCACCTTCTCGCGCTTGGCGATTTGGGTCAGCGTTACGTTGGGGTCAAGCCCGCCAGGGTTGGCAAGCTCGTAAAAAGCTAGAAGTGAACAGGCGTTCACCACCTCAACCGGAACAGCGTCCGATGGGATGACATAGCCGTCACAATCATACGCACCGAAGCGGGGCCACTCTAGCGCCTGCTCCCTGCCCGATGCCTTGACACCCTTCCAGCGCAAGCCGTCAAGGTAGCGTGTGGCTCGCCGAATGGCGGCCTCTTTGTCAATATCAGTGCCAGGCCATGCAGCGCCGTTATATGCCAGATAGTAGGCCTCGGCATCAACAAGCGAAACGTAAGCATCAGCAGACGCGCTGCCTGGTGTCGTGGTCAGCATTTACTTGCCCTTTTTCCGTGTGGCCTTTTTCTTGCTGGTCTTTTTCTTGTACTTTTTCATGCGCTCCACATCCATCCTGTAGGCCTCAAACCGCTCAGGCACATCGCCATAGGCCTCGTCACACTTCGGACAAGAGCCGAAATTAACAGCGCGAGCGTCTAGGAGCTTGGCCCCTAGACGCTGCGCCTCTTGCATCTGCTCTTCCGTTGGCCTGCGCCAATAGAAAAACAGTCTAGCCATTACTGAGAATCAACCACCACGCCGGACGTATCCTTAATGTCCGTGGCGATCTTGTCCCAGTTCGTGCCCGTGCCCAGCTCCGCATCAGTCGGAGAAGCACCGCCGTTAGCCTCGTCCCATGTGTACCCTTTCAGGCCCATGTTGAAGGTGTACTCAGCCTGCCAGGTGCGAAGGATGTTTTCGTTACCGTTCTCCGTGTCGATATTGGTGAACAGGTCGCCGTTATCCTCAACCATCGCCGCGCCTTCGACCAGTCCCAGCGTGTGGTACTCGTCAGGGGAGCCAGCAGTGACCAGCGCCGGAGAGTCCGTCACGATGAAGCGACGGCCGAAGCCATCCTGCATGATGTTGACGTTACCGAACTGGAACAGGTCGTTGCTGTTCGTGATGGTCGTGCTGTACAGGTCGTGCATCGGCTTGGAGTGAATGACCCAGGCCCGCAGGCGGCTGGAGCGATCACCAAACAGCGCGGAACCTTTCACAAGGTCGGCAAGCTCAAGCGTGCCGTCAGTTGCGTCAAAGTTCACAGCAGACTGGTTGCCGATAGCGGCAGACAGCGAAGTGATTGCCGTGTTCAGGTAGTCCTGAAAAACGCCCTCGGCAAACTGCTCACCGATAGCCGCGCCAGCTTCTTCCTGATTAAGCTGCACCCAGGAAAACTGCTGCGGAGTCCAGCGAACCGGAACAGAACCGCCCGCCACTTTGACGGTGTTTTTCTGGAGCTGCGCCAGGTCAACAGGCGAAACGGAGCCGGAGCCGTAAGCGTCACGCCGACGAACCAGGCCAGAAATTGAAGAGAAAAAGGCCTCCTCGTCAAAGTCACCGATATTACGCGCGGGGCGCAGTACCAGCGCATTCGCTGAAGCCTCGTTAAACAGCCGTACCTGTTGCGCGATAGTCTCGGTAAACGCGCTATAGGCAAAGCTGTTAAAAACTGTCATGTCTGACAATGCCATGATAAAAGTCCTCTAGTTTGTGTGTTTGTTGCGAAGGTATTCCACTTTTTCTGCCCTGGTCTTAGCGTCTGACCAATTTTTAGGGGCTGAAGTGACACTAGGATTGCCGGACTTACTACCACCACCACTCGGCTGGTTGACGAATGCCTTGCCTTCATCGGATGATGCCCACTTCGCCACATAATCGCGCGGGTCTAGCGGCCCCATGTCCGAATCGACATAAACCTTGTCGCCGTCAAGCTTTACGGTATCTTTGAGAATTGCGGTTGCTGCCTTGCGGTATGACGGGTTAGTGATGTTCGCCGCATCCAGGGCATCGCCCAGCGCACGGTCAACGGTCATGCCGCGAATCAGTTGCTCTTTCTGGCTCAGTTGCCCTTGCAGGTCACTAAGCTTAGTCTCAAGCTCCTTTCGCACGCTCACCAGCCCTTCGGTAAGCTCGCCTGATTTGGCTTGCTTCCAGAGCTGCGGGTCGAAGTCCTCCGGGATAGACTCGGCGCGTTGCTTCATGCTTTGAAGCTCGTCCCGCGCAGTCTTGTCGGATTCTTTCACCCGCTGGTAAGCGTTCCTCAAGTTTGAAACGTCAGGATGCTCATCAATGCCTTCAACTTGCAGCACATAGCCGCCTTCCGTTTCTTTGTAGTAGTCGTGCAGCCCTTCGGGCACACCTTCTAGCGTTTCCAGTGTCGTTTTGATAGCCATCGGCCTTTACTCTCCAGGGGCATCGCCCGCGCTTAATGTTTTGCGACAATCTGCCGCTTAAAGTTCAGAGGCGTTAACCTCTGCTGAATCCAAATTCATCATGCTGAGTTCTTCGTCTGCTGTGCGCTCGCTGCTTGCGATCTGGCCGCGTTGCAGGTTCTCGTACAGCGTCTGGTAGCTGAAGCCCTCATCACGCCATGCCTTCACCATGTCCAGCACCTCGCGCGATGACATGGGCGAATCGAGCAAGTTACGAGGCGGCGTTACCACTACGTCATCAGGGTCTGCGCCGATCATGTCTGCTGTGTACTTAAGCACCTGCTCCAGCGCGGATGCCGCCGTGTTAGCCACGGTCTGCAATGTTGCTGACTCGGCGTTTTGCCGCATGCGCCGCGCATCGCCTGACTCCATGGAAGCGCCACTATCAAACAGCTTTGCGCCAGCCTTGGCGACATACTCCCAGCCGTCACGAATCGCATCACGGTGCGCCTG